TTGTTTAATTAAATTAATTAAGAGAGAGGTATAGAACTAAATTGAAAAAAGGAAATCTTTTTCCACCTTATTCTGGAGTACCTATAAAGTGTCGAGTTGGCCAGTGTCGTTCGTCTAGTAATAAACGATCGGTACTAGTCAGTCGGCGTATCGTCTCGAAGAACGATGGGAATTCATGCAGGTTAATTTCCGCTTGAAGTGATTGTACTTCATATAGCGTAAAAGTCAATCCACCGGGTAAGCCCTTTGGATCTGGAGAAATTCCAATCGTTTTGAGGTGATTGTAGATATCTTCACAGATAAGGAAAACGGGGACGGACGATCCGCAGTTAGCGTAAGCAATTCCAATCGCGCGAGACATGAGCGAAGGGAGAGATTGGGATCTTTCCGGGTAATACAACATAGCCAACAATTCGTGTGGATCACGGTAAGGGATTCCACCACGATTGTGATATTTAAGAACACCCATATTCTCGAGAGAATTAGAGAGTTCAGTGACTTTGTCGCTGAGTTTGGCTCCGAAGTAGACGTTAGCATAATGGCTGAATAATTCGATGAATTGTGATTTGTGCGCATCCGAGAGAGAGTGGATTATTGCACCAATAGAATCATCACCTTGCACTTTGAGCACGACTTTTGAGAGATCGTAACCCATACGTGAGAGGATAGTGAATATCATTACCATATTGTAACAGGAGTCAAGTAGCTGCGTTTGCAGATATCCAGAGTAGATACCAGCATGTTGGAAGGCGAGGAGGGCACCATCAGGCATAAGCAGAGGAGTTCGGAGGACAGCGTTTGTCATCCAATTCCAAAGATTTTGAAGCCTTTTGGGATCAGCAGTGGTATTCTGATAAGTGGTAGTTGGCCAGTAACCAGAATTGAAGTCAAACCAGGAATGCCAGATATTGTGAATATCTGTAATAACGGAATGGCGAGCACGGCGATCGAAGCCGGACCAATCAAAGGAGAAGAAGGTACCGAGAGATACGTGGCGTTGGTTGTTAAACCAGTTACGTAAGCGATACCAGCCACCAGTGAGAGTTTCGAATCCCCAAAGCATTGGAGAGTCGTTGCCTTTTGCGAGAATAGAAGCGATAATAGGCCATATGAACATAGCTTCAGCTTTGAGCAGTAACCAAGGGGCACCGAACACTAAGCGAACTTTTTGTTCTTTATATGATGGGACAAGATGAAGACGAGCGAAGGCAGTATTCCAATATTTGAAATCATGACCGAAAGCATCGTAGCGTTTGCCATCTTTAATCATATGTATTTTGGCTCTATCGATAAATAGGGCTTCATTCCACAAATTGTGTTTTGAGAGACGAGGGTCGAGGGTCATTCCAAGCCTGTATTTTGTACGGACGTAGTTTGTCCATTCAGTACTAATGTTAAACGGAGCACCAACATTGGGAGAGAGGTTCCAAGGGTACATTCGAAGATCA